AAAGATGTTGGCAATGAAATTTTTAACTCAATCAACTAAAAGGAAACAAAAATGACTGATGAAGTAAAAACCGAAGAAGAAGCCCCGGTAATTAAATATACCAACCTAAAAGGGGATGAAATAGAAATATCAGAAGATGATTTAAACGAGGAGGAGAGCAATATTGTTAAAGACATTAAGAATGTTCAATCTGCTCTTAAAACCCTAGATGAAAACCATCTTAATAGTCTAGCTCGTCAATGTGCTGTGTTGTCTCAAAATCTTTTAAGCGACAAACTGACTCAAGAACTATTAAAGCGTGATGAGGCTGTGTAATTATCAATGCCTTGTGAACAATGTTTTCCCCAAGCCATGAAAGACAATGAGATCTTTATTGATGAGTTAATTCATACCAAAGGATTAAAATACGGCCACCCAGCAAAGTTTTTTCGGCAAGTATCAAAAGCCTGGTCTGCAATTCTAGGTGAAATCCTAGATGATGACATCCAGCCTTATCAAGCTGTTGCCATGATGCTGATGTTTAAAACGATCAGGTATAACAATCTGCCAGGTGATGGCGACACATTATTAGACATCAAAGGCTATACAAAAATACTCTCTATATTGGAAGAATTTGAACAAGACCCAACTTAAAAACATAGAAATCCTTGAGCAACAGGTCATCTATTATAGGGGCTTGTTTAGGGTTTGTTTTGCCTACCTGGTGTTCGATATGATCTTTACGTTTCTCGTATAAGATAGGCTTTTTAGGGGTATGCTAGGGTATAGCTAGGTGCAAAAGAATCGATTAGACGGGCGCTGGTGGCTTAGTTTTGCCCTAGATATGATCCTGTTGCCGGAATCGCGCCCCTTACAAGACCCTGACTTCCATAGCCAATTCTTGAGTTGGCTATAGCTTGTTTTCTTTGCAATTCTTTAATTAGCTCTAACATTTCAAGCTGTCTATTTGGGTTTCTTTCAAGCAATAACTCGCCAATCTCTTTTGATCTCTGCTCCAATGGATTTGATAACAAATCTTTTGCTTTCATGCTTAAAGACCCACCAGCCCTAAATCCAGCAGAGCTTGTAGGTTGATTTGCCATAATCGCAATATTTTCCATCGCGTTCATTAGTTCGTTTGCGTCAAACGCTTTATCTGCTGTTGGTGATCCACCAACAACTTTCTGAACATTTCTATTAATATTGCTTTCTCTTACCAGTTTATTGACGAACTGATCTCTTGCTTTTGGATTTCCTGTAAACATTACAGCAATCTTTTTTCTCAGAGCTGGTTTTTCAAAAATTCGTTTAACTAGATCAATGTTGTCGCCAACTGTTTCGATCTCTTTTAATATTTGTTGAAATGTGCCTACTCTAAAAGCATCTTTTTCAGCGTTTGTTTTTAGCGTATTAAATTGCTTTTCAAACTCTGTGATTGATGAGGGCTTTGTGTATTTGGTTCCTTTTTCAAACGCCTCTGTTAAAGCAAACTTGTTAGCACCTTTTTTTAGTGCTGTATTGTATTCACTTCCTTTTACTGATTGCTTTAATAAATCTCTAAAGTTTTTGGCTAGTGTTCTATTGACTCTCATTGTGCTTGGGCTGATTGTTCCTTCTCTGACGCCTTTTCTATAAGTGATTGTGTCCGCTTCTCTCTTAATCATATCTAAAAACTCTAAAGGCAATTCTTTTTTGACGCCTACTATTCCTTTTCCTTTTTTTCTTACAAACAAAGTTGAAAGAGAGGGTATTGCAACGCGAGGCCTTCCTTCTGCTTCAAGTTTTTTGATATAAGCATTTTTTGCTTCACCATAAGCATCTCTGATAAGGGGTTTTTGTAAATACTTGTATAACTCTAAATTACTTACAGTGTTGTTTTCTGTAAACGCCTTTCTATATAGGGGCGATAGTTTTTTCTCGGTTGCCTCAACTATGTCATCAACACCACTTTGTAAATTAATGCCTTTTGTTTTAAGCGTTTGTTTCGCGGTATCTTCTAATGATTCCGCTATTCTTGTTGACTGTATGTCGGGCAAAGTGTCATCAATTAGAGCTGACGCTTTTTGCTCTGTTAGACCTGTTGTTCTTGCGAGTAATTGTTTATCAATGTTTAAGTCAGGAACCCTTGTCCTGACTCCTCTTAATTTTCTTACAACTGATTCGCCGCCATAGTCAGCTAGAATTTCAACTGGGTTTGTTCCAGCTAGTCTGTCAGCGCTTATGTTTGTTTGTATGTTTTTAATTGCTTGATCGGCAGATATTTCATCTCTTGAGAATTGGTTTGCGATTGTTCTTAGTGCTTTGTCTTCATCAAACGATTTGGGTTTGAATTTTTTAGCAACAGCGCTATAGCCCTTCCCTAAACCAGAAAGAACTGCTGGTGTAGTCGCGCCAAGCAATCCGCCAGCACCTAGACCTATTGCTGCGCCTATTGCTTTATCTGCTAGATCGCCTTCTGTGTAGCCAGCACCTGCAACACCGCCTTGTATTGAGCCTATTTTTGCGCCTTGTCCTATTTTTCCTAAAAGACCAGAGCTTTGTTTTGCTATTTTGCCAGCTAATAATGGGTTGCTTAATATTTTTGCAGTTAAAGCTGAGCCTGTTGCTCCTGCTCCAGCTCCACCGGTAGCTATTGCTGATGCAACTACAGGCGCAATTCCGCCAACTATATTGCTCGCTATTGCTGTTTTGGGATATGCTTTTGAAAATCTTTTTGATCTATCTCTTGCTACACCGATTCGTCTATCAAACGCCTCATTGAATGTTTCATCTGTAAAAATAGACCCAACACCAGCTAGAGCGCCCGCGATTTCGCCTGAATGTCCTAGAGTGAAGCCTTCTGCAATCTCTCTGCCAACACCCGCAATAACATTGATGTCCTGATCTTCAATAATGTTTTCTGTTTGTTGAACATTAGATGCTCTAGCTTGTTCAAATTGATTTAATTTGAGGTTGGCATTTCTCGCTTTTTCGAGTTCTTCTAATGTCAAGGCCATGTCAGCCCCCAACTAGCTTTCTAATTGCGTTCAATTCTGCTTCGCTTGTGTTGGGGTCTTTAAAAATTGTCATTAACTGATCGTCACTCAATCCAGCATAATCCTCTGGTTTAATGATTGCGTTAATTAGACTATCAATAGACTGTTCGCCCTCATACCCTCTGAGTGTGCCTACATTTTTGAGATAAGCTATTTTATCCTCTTTGGCTTTCATCATGTTGTATGTTTCGGCTCTTAGTCTCTCAAGCCTTTTCATATTAACTTCCTCGCCTAAAAGCTGATTGAAAGTAGATGCCACCAATCGATTACCTTCACCCTCTGTAAATTGTGGGCCAAGCGTTGCTCTTAATGATTGATAAACAATGGATCGAACATCATCTTCTAATCCAACCGCTTCTGGGTTGGTAAATGCCAGAATAACATTTGGAGTGTTACCAATAATCGGGCCAGTTAAATTATCGCTTTCTTTAAGTGCATCGATGGATTGATCTAATTTGTCGATATTAGATATTAATTGCCACTTTTCAATAGATTCAAATTTTACTGCCTCAGTTGCAAAAGCCTCATCAGTCTTTCTCTGATAATCTGTCAAATCTAGTCCAGCAGTTGAACCAGCAACTCTTTTTGCTTCTGTTATATCAAATTGCCTGTTTGGATCGTATTTATAAGCACCAATGCCAGCCTCGGCATTTCTTATTCTTACATCAAACATGGCTCGTTGTGGGTCGTTCTCTGGCAACGCATTTCTTAATTGATAGAGGCGAGCAATATATTGTTCATTCTGCATTAAGCTAGTAGCATTTCCTCCAGATTGTGCTAATTGCCTTTCTTGAACCCCCTTACCAATATCTCTACCACCAAAGGCATCACTAAGAGCATACATCATTTGACCAAGCCCTTTGTTTCTTGCTGCTTTTCTTGCCTGGTTATACATTTCTAACTCATCCGGGGTTGTGATTTGTTGTTGTAGTGCTGAATTATTAAGCATTGGCCCAAAACCACCACCTCTTGCCATTGCATTGCCAAACCTTGAATATTGGCTTTTATCAAAAAGAGAGGTTGGCGGCGGTGCTGCTTGTTGGTTTGTTGGCAAGAACGGTGTTTGTTTAGCAGCGTTTTGTTGTGCTACCTGTTGCATAAGTTGTTGCCAGTTATAGTAGTTTGGGTTCATAGTTTTTACCTAACTGTTAAAATAACCGCCAGACAGGGCAGCTCCAAGTAGTCCAGCCCCAGCTCCTAAAACATCACCAAAGCCTGTTCCTCTTGTTTGTGTTTGACCAACTGCTGATGGTAGGAAACTAACACCTTGGGTTAATAAATTGAGCTGTCTTGCTGGATAATCAAAAGACCTTAAGTATTGGTCATAGTTGGTTCCATATCCGGCTTGTTGTAATGCTTGTTGTTGTGCGCCTATTCCTGAAAGCAATCCGATGTTTCTATATTGGTCTGAAAGCAATCCTGATTGAACGCCTGTTCTATAATCTCTGTCGGTTAATCCAAGCTGACTAGCCTTGTCAAAGCCCTCTGCCCGCAGCCCTGATGCCATTCTTGAGGCAGCATCGTAGTAGGCTCTGTCAGCCTCACTTTCCAAAACCCCATGTCTTGAGCCACCAAAAGCACTTGCTTGAGCTGCTCGATCACCAGCTCCTATTTGTTGTATTTGCCTGGCGCGTTCAAGGTCATTAAGCGAGGCATCAATAACTTCTTGCTGATAGATATTTTGGTATGGAGAAATATCAAGGGCTTCTGTTCCCATTGTATTCAACAAGCCCCTGGGGTCATAGCCCATAGACTGTCCAACCGCACCCCTGGTGTAGTCAAATGCTTCCAATTGATCTGGGCCAAATCCAGCCGTTAATTCCCCTTCGTATGGTAAAAAGTCAAGCTCTGATGCCGATTGAGCACCCGAATAAACCTCCTTATACATTTTTAGTAGGTCTGGATTAATTTCTGCTGTTGAGGTAGTTGCTCCTTTACTCATAATGGTTCTCTATAATTCTTTACTGATAATATGTTCTTTTTTAAACCCTAGATTTTTTCGTTGAAGGGCTTTAATCCAAGATTTTCGACCACCGCCAAATAGTTTTTTGACTGATGAAAACCTGGCAAATGGCTCAATGCCATTGATTAAAATTTCTTCTAGCTCGTTCCAGGAACCAGCACAAAATATTAAATTCATGGCCCTGTATCTTGGAAACTCTATGATCTCTGTTACAAAACAGGATTGCTTACTTGTTGGATGAGGCCATAACATAAACTTTCCGTTTTTTATGGCTTGCTCAATGTCAATAATATCATACTCGTTTTGGTATTTAAGACACTTTTCTATAAGTGGCTTACACCATACCCACACATTTTCTTCTTCCGGTCTATACTTCGGTGGTGGATAATGTTCCGGCGTCACTGACCTGTAATTTAAATTTGGTTCCATCTGCTGATATAAGTATTAATTGGGTGTCATCTTGTCCGTTCAGCTCTATTCTTTCACCGACCTTAAAAGATTGACCATCTCTTATTTCTAATTCGTTTATTAATTGACTTGTGCTTGAGAAGTCATAAGTAGCCGTTGCTGCTGGTAATGTCCTTCTGCTCATCTTTTGCCTCGCGGTATTATGTTTGCTCTTATGTTTCCAACCACAAAATTTTCTGTTGTCACTCCCTTGATTGTCATGGCAATCTGCCTGGCATTGAATCTCGAAGAGATATACCCATCAGAGTCAAACTGAAAAGAACCAAGACTTGTGCTTGATCCTAGTGGGTTTGGCTTTCCAGAAAACTCGAGCGTTAAAGCGGGTAGGTTTTGACATTTTTCATCTGGTATTAATTCATTCACCTGGGCTATGCGATCACCTTGTCCGATCTCCATGGGTGCTGTCGTTAAATAAGGAACATTAGTGCTTATGTCCGGGCTGTCTGACAAATTCGTTCTTTCTTGCTGATATATTTCACCCGCAGAATCAGCTGCTAGAGAATAAGCAAAAATTCCTTTATCAAGCCAACAGGTTCGCTTTAGTGTTGTGCCAACTGCCCAGTGGTTCTCACGATAGTTCCAGATTACATAGCGATCTGGCGTTTGAGCAACGTTTGAAGGAAACCACCACCAGCACTCTCCCCATTCTGCGTTATGCCCACCAGCGGTCTTTTTAGCAAAGTTCTGATAAATATTATCAAAAATATAATCGTGAACATCAGAGTTGATTGGCCTGATTGTGCCATCATAAACAACAAAGCCATTATCAGTCATCCACACCATGAAGCCGGAAGTGCTGATAATTGCCTCTGATCCTATTGCA